TCAACACATGTTATTGACTGCTATGCAGGAACAAATGGAACAACAACTACACGAGGAGAGTAATGATGAATGAAAAAAAATTTATCAAATGGTTAGATAAAAATTCACCAGTTGACTATGAAGAAGTACAACATTTCAGTGATGAAGCAGGTGCATCAATATGGATTAGGTTTGATTTAGATAAGGAGGATGATGATGACTAAACCTATAATAAAATCTGAAGACTATGTAGCTTTGTACTGTGAGTTAGCCACCATTATGTTTGATAAACATATAGATGATGTTTATAATGAGTCACCTTATGACATAGATGACAATGGTAATTGGACAACTAAAGAAAAGTACGAAGACATATGGTGTGAAACTGTAGATAAAGTATGTGAGATACTTGATTTTCATTTAGAAAGAAAGGAGTAACTAATGCCAGTATTAGTACAATATAAAATCATTGATGGTTTCAATGAGTATTATGACTATCTTATACATCAAGATGATGCTGATGTGAAAGATGATGAGAACCTAATCATAGATTTGGTTGGGGGAGATAGAGATGAAGGAGATTATAGAGATATTAGTGTTGTAGAAACTTATAATATATCAGTGCAAGAAGCATTATTTCTAAAGAGAATGTTTATAGCTTTTCCCTTTGGAGGTGATGGGTGGCTTCACGAACTTGCAATAAAAGAAAGGAGTGAGTAATGAAAGTAAAAGAACTTATAGAACAATTACAAAAGTGTAACCCAGATTTATATGTCTATGCTTTTAAAGATGATAATATATTTCATCTCATAAATGTTGATAACTCTATGAACGATAGAATTGATATTAATGTAGAAGAGGAGAATTGCTAATGAAAATATGGGACGATTATGATGACTGTATCATAGGTGTAGGTACACGCAGTGGCATGTTGGATGTATTTATCTATGATAAGCACAGAATGATAACCAAACTGGTTAAAAGGGACGATATGTCTTATGATGAAGCCAAAGAATTTATAGACTTCAACATTGAGGGTGCATATATAGGTGAAGACACACCAATACTTGTCAATCTTATGACACCTGAAGAGATACAAGACTATATGGAGACATATGATGATGAAGAAACCTGATTACGAATTATTCATAGGTTATGTGGCACTTGCAACTATAATTTATTTAGTTATGACTGCTGAAGCTAAGAGTTGGAGTTATAAATGGAGTGGTAAAGGTAAACTTTATGACCAAAGAAACCAATACTTTGTGACTTGTAGATTAACAAAAGAAAAAAGAGTTGAACCATTCTTTGGTGAAGACTCTGTTAAATGTTATTATACTTGTAGTGATAAAGAAAAAATGGTTATCACTACACACAGTAATCATGTGTGTGAAAGACAAATAACATCACCAAGAGGTGACAAGAGGGATTGGAGAGGAAGATAGTTTGTTGTAATTATACAACAATATATGTCAGTAATTTGACTATTGCAGTTTTAATTTGACATATAAAAAATAAAAAGTGTATAATTGTCTTATAAGTCTTTATGAAAGGTAAATAAAAAATGATAAACAAAAACTTATATATACAAGAAATACAAACATTAAACAAACAACTATATAATTCTTATAAAAGAATTAAAGAGTTGAGAAAGGAAATAGATAATGGAAAGAATAAACTACTATGAAAATAAATACTTTAGTGAAAAGGAACTACAGTGTCCTACATCTAAAGATATTATTTTGGCTGAAGGTTTCTTAAATTGTTTAATAAATTTAAGAGAGAATATAGGTGAACCATTACAGATAACTTCTTGTTGTCGTTCAGCAGAACACAACGACTGGTTAAAAAGTCGTGGATATCCTGCAAGTCCTAACTCATTCCATAAGATTGGTAATGATAAATGGGGCACAGATACTTGTGCAGTTGACATTGCCATACCTAATTCAGTTTTTAGAAAAGACTTAATTAAAAGAGCAATAGACTTAGGTTGGACTGTAGGAGTAGCGAGAACTTTTATTCATGTGGATAGAAGAACAGATTATACACCACTACCACAAGTTGTTTATGTCTACTAAAGTTGACAGAGTATTGTGGTTTACATTACAAATCTTATTTGGATTTATGATGGGTGTATTTATATTTATAATATTATATTTTTTAGGAGATTATTTTAATGGGAGTTGAAACATTAATCATTGGGATTGTACTTAATCTGTATACCCTTGATAACATTGACTTTTTTTACCAACGAGCAAACAATAACAAGAATATGACTTGTGTATGGGAGTATGTTGGTAAGAAAAAACCAGAGCCACAGAACCCTAGTCTCACATTCTTGGGCAATGTGTATTATAAACAAAAATGTGTAACAAAGGAACTAGATAAATGATAAAAGAAGTAGTCGCATTATATTTAACTTTCTCTTCACCAGTAGGAGATGTTGAACTCTTTGTCAGAGAATTACCTGACTGTAAAAATGCTAGTGTGATAGCTGACGAAGAATTTAAATCTAGAGGTATTGAAAGAAATCAATATAGACACACTGGCTACATATGTATTGGTTGGGAGCACCATTTGATAAGACAAAAACTAATTAAAGGTGTTCCCCTTGACAATAAATACATACCAGTGCAACAAAAACAATGTATTGTGCCAGAGGATATTAAATAATATGTTTGATATATTTTTAGTTACATACTGGATTGAGTTTAACAATAAACTTTATCAAAAAGTTTATCCCAAACCAGTTAGAAGTTGTGTTGATATTGTTGAACAAATATCTTTAAAGGTTAAAAAACCTTACAAACTAAAAGCAGTTGTTTGTGATGAACCAAGAGCATTTTTTGAAAAAAGAAAGGACAAAAACTATGGACATGCGTACAAAAAAATACGATAATGTAAACAACCCAAGACACTATAATAAAGAAGGTGTTGAGTGTATTGATGGCATTAAATCATCAATGTCAGAGAAAGAGTTCCTTGGATATTTAAAAGGTAACACAATTAAATACCTATGGAGATATGATTACAAGCAAAAACCTTTAGAAGATTTACAAAAAGCTAAATGGTATCTTGACAAAATGATAAATATAATTCATAATCAAGAAGAAAAAATGAAACAAATGACTATGGATGGTTTTATGGAAGGAGATAATTACAATGTATAAAACACATGATGACATACCTACTTCAGTTGCTGACTTTGTTTTAACTGCTAGTGGTAAATCTAATATAAAGGAAGTACCAATGAAAGATATAAATGGTTTTGTTGAAATGATGGAGGGAGTTGACAGTGGAAAATAGTTTAACCAAAAAACAAAAGGAGGAGATTATAAAAAAGTTTCATGCTATAGTTCTTGATTTAATTGAAAAACATGATTCACCTGAGACTGTATATCTTATGGCAAGAGCATTATCTATTACAGCTATAATGAAAGCTGAAAAAGAATACTATGGTTTTCTTACAATGCAAAATGCATTAAATGATACTGCTCAGGAACTTATTGCATTGAGTATGGGTGAGCCACCCACTCAAGGTGATGAAATATTTGAACCAGTAATGGGAAAAGATAAAGAAACAATACACTAGGGGGTTGAATGTTGAAGATGGAAAGTAAATTTTTAAGGCACGAATCGTGTCCTAAGTGTGGGAGTAAAAATAATTTAGCACGATATACTGATGGTCATGCTCATTGTTTTACACCTGACTGTGGTTATTATGAGAAAGGAGAAGCAGAAGTGATACCCATGACAAATAATCAAAATAGTTATTCAGATTTGTATGTTGGTCAAGTAACTTCGTTACAAGACAGAAACATAACGCAGGAAACTGCAAACAAATATGGAGTAACAACATTAACTCAAAATGGTATGGTGTCTAAACATATATATCCATACTATAATTCACATGGTAAACATGTGGCTAATAAAATTAGAACACTACCAAAAGAGTTCACTGCTCAAGGAAACTTTGGAGAGTCTCAACTCTTTGGTCAAAACTTATTTGGTGGTGGACAAAAATATATTACAATCACTGAAGGTGAGTGTGATGCAATGGCAGTCTATCAAATGATGGGCAGTCGTTGGGCAACTGTATCTATTAAGAATGGAGTTGCATCTGCAGTCAGAGACTGTAAACAAAACTTTGAATATCTTGATAGCTTTGATAATATTATTATATGTTTTGACAATGATAGTATAGGAAAAGAATCTGCCAATAGAGTTGCTGAAATATTTTCACCTAATAAATGTAAGGTCGTATCTCTTGATTTAAAAGATGCAAATGAGTATCTTAAAGCAGGTAAAAGAGAACAGTTCACTCGTGCATGGTGGGATGCTAAACCATTTACACCTGCAGGTATTATCACATATGATGATGTTGTTGATGACCTATGGGTAGAAGATGATGTTGAGAGTTGTTCATATCCATTTGAAGGTATTAATAAAAAACTTTATGGCATGAGAGTAGGTGAGTTAGTTACACTTACATCAGGAACTGGTATGGGTAAATCAAGTTTACTTCGTGAGTTTGTATATCATATATGGAAAAGCACTAAAGATAAGATTGGTTTATTGTTTCTTGAAGAAGAAAAGAAAAGAACATTCAGAGGTCTTGTTGGTATTCATGCTGATAAAGAACTACACAAACCTGAAGAGTGGAGAAAACAAAATCCTGAAGACTTACGCAAATGGTCTAATGAATTAAAAGGTGACAGACGATTAGTTTTATTTGACCACTTTGGTTCAATGACTGATGATGATGTTATTAATCGTATACGATATATGGCTAGAGGTTGTGATTGTAAATGGATATTTGTAGACCATCTAAGTTTGATTATCTCAGGCAGAGATGATGGCAATGAAAGAAAAGCCATTGATATGTTAATGACTAAACTAAGAAGTCTTTGTCATGAAACAAAGATAGGTATGTTACTTGCTTGTCACCTGCGTAGACTTGATAATGATAAAGGTCATGAA